TACGGCGGCGTCCAGCCGACGAAGAGCCGCGCGGTGCAAGTCACTGACAACACAGGCATGATGGAGGATTATTCCGAAGTCGATAAAGCCCTTGTTGACATGGCCGGCAACCCGGCTGCTTTCCGTCTTCAGGAAGACCGTCCGCACATCGAAGGCATGAACCAAGAGTTCACGTCTACGCTGTTCTATGGCGATGAAAGCACCGCACCGGAAGAGTTCACCGGCTTGGCTTCGCGCTACAGCTCGCTGTCTGCTGAAAATGGTGACAACATCATCAACGGCGGCGGCAGCGGCTCGGACAATGCCTCGATCTGGCTGATCTGCTGGGGTCCGAATACCTGTCACGGTATCATCCCCAAAGGCTCGAAGGCTGGCATCCAGCAGCGCGATCTTGGTGAAGTGACCATCGAAAACGCTGACGGCAGCAACGGCCGTATGCAGGCGTATCGCACGCACTATCGCTGGGATGTGGGCCTGTCGGTTCGCGACTGGCGCTATGTTGTTCGTGTCGCCAACGTCGACCGCTCCTTGCTGACGGCTGACATCTCGACTGGTGCTGATCTGAACGATCTCATGCATCAGGCGTGGACTGAACTGCCGAGCACTTCGGCTGGTCGCTGCTCTTGGTACATGGACAAGCAGATCATGTCGTTCCTGCGTCGTCAGACCTCGAACGCGGTCCAGAACTCGACCCTGTCAGTCGACATGGTTGGTGGCACGATGCAGACCTCTTGGGGTGGTATCCCCATCCGTCGCGTCGACGCGCTTCGCACCAACGAAGCCACCGTATCCTAAACCCTTAGAAAGAAGGAAATATCGCCATGATTATGGACGAACTTCTTGAGTTTGCGGATGCCACCGCGCTCAGCACCTCCGGGACGGGCCTTGCGGCCGTCGGTGATGTTATCGACCTCGGCGCTACGCCGCAGGATCTTGGCAACGGTCAGCCGCTCTATCTGGTTATTCAGGTGGATACGGCTGTCACTTCTGCTGGCGCGGCCACGGTGTCGTTCCAGCTTGTGTCCGACGGCAGCTCAACTCTGGCTGCGAACGGCACGGAGACGCTGCACTACGCCAGCGCCGCCATTGGTAAGGCGGCTCTGGTTGCCGGTCACGAGATCGTCGTTGCCGTTCCTCTGGAAGGCTCCATCGCTTACGAGCGTTATCTGGGCATCCAGCAGAACGTCGGCACCGCCGCTCTTACCGCCGGTAAGATCAACGCTTTCCTGACCTTCGATCCGAAGGGCTGGAAGGCTTATCCCGACGCAGCTAACTAAGCTACGGTGGTGGGGGGCTTCGGCTCCCCACCATTTCATAGAGGAGAAAGATGATGCGTACCGTAGTGTTTAAGGAAGAATTCTTTGACGGCAGCCGCCGGTATCGTTCCGGGGTGGAGCACTCTGTGCCCGACGATTTGGTGCTGCCGAAATTTGACATCGCGAGTATCGACGGCAAGCCATACGATCGCCCTGCCCGCGACTACAAGGCAACCCCGCAGCGCAAGACGCGCAGCAAATCAGAGGACTAAGCAATGGCGAGCAAGGTTCAAATCGCTAAGCTGGCTCTGCAGCACTTAGGCGACCGCTACGACATCAGTGATATCACTGAGGCGACGCCTGAAGCAGAGCAGGTAAACCTGTTGTTTGACGACACGCGAGATGCCTTGCTCCGCCAGCACCCGTGGGTGTTCGCTACTAAATACACGTCTCCGGCTTCGCTCAGCGGGACCGCACCGGGCCACTGGGACTTCATGTTCCAGTATCCTACAGACTGCATCCGGCTCTTGGGTATTATTAACCCGCTGGGCGAAGACCAACCCAAAGTCCCGTTTGAAGTCGCGCGCAACAGTACCGGCGACCGCGTCTTCATGTGCAACGAAGAAACGCCGCAGATCTACTACACGGCGCGAATTGAAGATACCGCAGACTACGACCCTGAGTTTGTTATGGCGTTCTCCTACGTCTTGGCAGCGCGTATGGCTATGCCACTGACTGGAGACCGCAACATTGCTGCTGACCTGTATCAGCAAGCCCGTGCCATCTTGAGCCAAGCCGGGGCGGCGGACGCGAACGAAGGCATTGAAGAAGAGATACCCGACGCTGATTGGATTAGGGCGCGCGTTTAATGGTCAAAGTCATCCAGCCAAACTTATCTGGTGGTGAGGTATCCGATGCTATCGCTGCGCGCGTTGACATCGATAAATACAAAACCTCGCTGTATAAAGTTGAGAATTTTTATCCGCAGGTTCACGGCGGGCTGACTAACCGCCCCGGTCTTAAATTTGTAGGGCCGACCAAGGGGACCGGGGAAACCCGCATAATTCCATTCGAGTTCAATACCACGCAGACCTACATCCTAGAGTTTGGCGACCAGTATGTGCGCGTCATCAAGGATGGCGAGCAGGTGCTGGACACATCGGTGTCGCTCACCATAACTAACGTAACTCAGGCGTCCCCAGCCGTTATGACGACCAGTGGCGCGCACGGCCTGTCAGACAACCACAGCGTATACATCACCGGCGTGGCCGGCATGACCGAGCTTAATGGCCGGACCTTTAATATCACGTCTCTCGGTTCCAATACCTTCAGCCTGCAAGACAGCGCCGGTAACGATATCGACAGCACCGGCTTCGGTGCGTACACCTCCGGCGGGACTGCCGATAAGGTATTTGAGCTAGCAACGCCATACCTCGAAGCCGACATCTTTGACTTGCAGTATGTCCAGTCTGCGGACGTTATGACGGTTGTCCACCCCGGATACGAACCTCGCGACCTGACCCGGTCAGATCACGATGTGTGGACCCTGAGCACAATCACGTTCGCACCGAGCCAAGCCTCCCCAACGAGCGTGACCCACGTCGTCAACTCCTCTGGTAGCAGCACCTACGATTACGCAGTAACGGCCGTAAGCGAGGAGACGGGTGAGGAGAGCCTGCCTGAATTTGAAGAAGTCACGCTCGCTAGCGCCACCCCGGACAACACACTTAATTGGGTCGAGCCAGCAGGCGCGGGTAGCTACAACATCTATCGGCAGTCGCAGGGTATATACGGCTTTATTGGACGCGCCGAGGGCACCTCGTTTACAGACGAAAACGTAGCCCCAGATACAACTGACAGCCCCCCAAAGGCGCGTAACCCGTTTAACGCGGTGGGCGACTACCCGTCCACCGTGGGCTATCACCAGCAGCGCCGCATCTTCGGCAACACGGATAACGACACGCAAAAGTTTTTTATGTCGCAGACGGCGAGCATCGCCAATATGTCTGTGTCAACGCCTACAAAAGACGACGACGCTATCACGGCTACGATTGCGTCCCGGCAAGTCAACGAGATCCGGCACTTTGTTTCGCTATCAGATCTGGTGATTTTAACGTCTGGCGGCGAATGGCTGATCGAGGGTATCGACGGCGTCATTACGCCCACAGGTATTCAGCTCAACCCGCAATCTTACTACGGGTCTACGAAGTTGCCGCCCATTGTTGCTGGCGACATCGTGATCTACATGCAGCCCGGACAGACTGTCCGAGACTTGGGCTACAAGTTTGAGAGTGACAGCTACAGTGGTAATGACCTGTCTATCCTTGCCCGCCACCTCTTTGACTACAACAGTATGCTGGACTGGTCGTTTGCTCAAGCCCCGCACAACCTGATCTGGTGCGTGCGGGACGATGGCATTGCGGTGTGCCTGACTTACTCCCGCGAGCAAAATGTATTTGGGTGGTCCCGGCACACGACGCGCGGTGAGTTCAAGTCGGTTGCTTCAATTCGCGAAAGCGACGATGACTTTTCTTACTTCGTGGTAGAGCGCACCATAAACGGCGTAACTAAGAAGTTCATTGAGCGCATGGTAACGCGAGATAACACGGACGTTCAGGACAGCTTCTTTGTAGACTGCGGCCTATCTCTCGACGTGCCGATCGACATCGCTGGTTACACTAAAGCCAACCCGGTAGTCATCACCACGTCCGCCGCACACGGCTTCAGCAACGGCGATACCGTAGATATCACGCGGATTAAGGTTGAGGACGCCGACGCTACTACTGGCTGGGTGTGGGACACGAACCTTGAGGGCAGCGGCTACACTGTAGCAAACGTAACCTCGACTACGTTTGAGTTGCAGAACAACGGATCAGACGTGGACGGCACAGCGTTCAAAACCTACTACGCCGGCGGTGAGGTTCGTAAAGCTGTCACCACTGTGTCTGGGTTATGGCACCTCGAAGGTGCCAGCGTAGTTGCTTTAGCCAACGGCTATGTGGTGCGCGACCTTACCGTTACTAATGGGTCGGTGTCCTTCAATAGTGCCGCCAGCCGTATCCACGTCGGCCTGCCCTACACTTCTGAAATGCAGACCCTGCGCATCGACGGTGGAAATATAGCCGACACGGTTCAAGGTAAGTCTAAAAAGATCAGCCGCTTGAGTGTGCGCTTCGAGCAGTCTTTGGGCGGCTGGTATGGCCCTGACAGAGACCACATGCGTGAAATCAAGTACGGCTTGCCCGCAAGTTGGGGACAACCTCCATCGTGGATTACAGGTGATAAAGATGTTACTATGTCGCCAAGTTGGAATAAGGATGGCTACATTGTTGTCCAGCAGCGAGACCCGCTACCTATGACAATCCTTGCGGTCATTCCAGACGTTGTTGTGGGCGGTAACTAATATGCTTATTCGAGAAACCGCTCCTGAAGATGCAGACGCGCTGCTGGACCTCGGCAGCCGGATGCACGCACGCGGCCGCTTTAACCAATACGCAATGGATTTTCAGCGCGCTCAATACATCTTTACCGATATCCTCGGCCAGCCCGGTGTGTTTGCTCGCTCGGCTTGGGACGGCACGCTGCCCCTAGCCATGCTGTTTGGAGAGGTGAGGCAGGACATCAGCATTGACGTAAACATCGCGCGCACGATCCTGATGTACGGCGAGGGTGGTTTTTCAGCGGCCTCCGCTATGCGGAAGCTGGTCAAAGAGTTTGAGGTGTGGGCTAAGAGCGAAGGCGCAAACTGGGTATGCCTCGATATTAGCGGCGGTGTTGATGACTACAGGTCGTCCCAGTTGTTCGCGCGGATGGGCTTTGAGCAGCTTGGATACCCTATGGTAAAGGAGATCTGATATGGGCTTAGAAATCGGAACCGCAGCCCTCATAGCAAGTGTTGCCAGCGCCGGGGTTGGCGCGCTGGGGGCTTACCAGCAATCTCGAGCTGCCAAGTCGCAGGCAAGCTACCAGCGGCAGGTTGCGGAGAACAACGCCGTCATCGCGCGACAAAACGCGACGACTATCCGGCAGCAGATGGAAGTTGCAGAGCAGGAGCAGCGCGAGCGTATCGCTGCTACTAAAGGCGCTGCCCGCACACGGTTGGCCGCCAACGGGCTGCTGGTAGACGACCCTGACGAAGAAAGCACGCCCGTTGGTTTGATTGCTGATATTGCTGAAGCTGGCGAGTATGACATCCTAAAGCTGCGCTACAACTACGAACAGAAGGCCCGAGCAGCCGAGATACAGGGCGTCAACTTTGACGCGCAGGCGGGCCTGTTTCAATTACAGGCAGACAACACCCCAAGCGGCGCTATGGCCGCCGCAGGATCTCTTCTCAGCAGCGCGCCTAGAGTTTATTCATTTGGCAAAGAAGCTAGGGTGATAACGTAAATGGCACGGATACCCACACCTAGATTAGCGGGTCAAGAAGTCGGCAGTGTCCAGATCCAAGGCACCCCCACGCCGTTTCAAAACCTACAGACCAACGCAGATATGTTTGGCGCTTCTCAGGCGCGGGCATTGCAGCAGGCTTCTGAAGGCATTAGCGCGGCTGCAGACGGGCTACTAAAAAGTGCTCAAGACGACGACGCAACTAACCTAGTACGTACCCAAAATGAAGGTATGTCGTTTAGCAACGACATGATTAACAACCCTGAGAACGGTCTGTTGACCCGTAGAGGCATCGATGCTGTCGGGGCTACAAAAGAGGCCGTCGACAAGGTGGACGAGTGGGCGCGATCTCTACCCGAGCCTACAACGCGCTCCGGTAAATTAGCGCAGCAAGAATACATTGCCGGCCTTAAAGCTAGGGCTTACCAGACGCTATCAACCCATGAGCGGGCAGAGCGCCGCGCGCAGGCAGAGCAAGATCTGAATACTTCCATTGGCAATGTGATGCAGGAGGCGCAGACCAGCTACACAAACCCTGCGGCTTTGCAGAACAACGAGAGCATGATCCGTGACAGGACAAAAGACGCGGCCGCGTTTCAGGGTCTGTCCGGCGAGGCGGCCGACGAGCTGGTCGAGACCAATGTCAGCAAGATGTATGTCGGCGTGCTCGACCGTATGATCGTCAACGGCGAGAGCAGTCAGGCTATTGAAGCCGCGTTTATGGACATGAAGCGGCGGGGCGTCCTGCAACCCGGCGATGAGTTTAACCGCATCCAGAAAGCTATCTCTGCAAAAAGCGACGACGAGCAGGCTTTGAGCATTGCTATGGAGGTTGGTGCAAAGTACGGGGACGACGGCGTTGCTGCGGCAGCCGAGATCTCCAAGATGGAGGGTGTGGATGCTGCTGTCAAAAATGCGGCCACTGCTATAGTGGACAGGACTATTGCTCGAAAGGCTAGCCAAGAAGCGGCGGAGCTGCGCGATCTACAAGCAGAGCTGAGCGCAGCGGCTGCTGCTGGCAATCGCCCTGATGCCGCGCAACTCGGTCGGCTGCCGGGTAATGCCCAGACCGCTATTATGAATATTTTTCTAAACTCGGGGACCGACCAAAAAACTGACCGCGCTACGTGGATGGAGTGGAGCAGGCTGACGAGCGAAGAGAAGGGCCGCTTGTCAGAGGAGGATTTTATAAACAACTACTTGAGTAAATTCTCCAATAAGGATCAGGACGCGGCCAATGCGGCTTATGCTACAGGGCGTGAAGCGGTCGGCAGAACAGAAGCGACCGTATTAACAAACCAAGTCAATGCTGTGTCTGCAGAAGTGAAATCCTCGCGCAGTTATTTTGAGAAGCAGGTTGCGGACCGGGTTGCTCAAGTTGTCGGGACTGGCTCGCAGAAGGCTGCTAAACGGTCTGCCCTAGAGGCGGCATTTAGAGTGCAGTTTGAAACGCTGAGCCGAGGAGGGCCGTTGACCCCTGAAGCAGTCGATCAGTTTTTGATACAGGGTATGATTGAATACTCTGAGGGCGGCCGCTTAGTTCAGCTCGAAGACCCAGACGTAGAGCTTAAAGATTTATATCCAGAGGGTAGCAACCTGCTGGCGTTTGCTGAGGCGCGACCTGATATTAGAGCTGATCTAGCTATCGCATATGTAAAGTGGCGCTCGGCAAATGATGAGGATGCCGACCCGGATGACGAAGTTGACGCCGACGATTTCTCTGAGTGGTGGGACGAGCAGTATTCAAATAAAACCCCCACAGATCTGGAGCGACAGCAGATTATAGAGGCTTTAGGCGGCGCGCCGTCCGAACTAGCCATAGACACGGTCTTCCGTAACACGCTGTTGGATGGCCTACTGGGGATTAAGTCTAGTGGCAGATAACCCGTTTATTAGCTCAGCTCAAAAATATATAGACGAGCAGCAACGCGACCCAGCCGAACCGGACAACCCGTTTGCCAGCGCGGCTCAAGACGTTAAGGACGAGGTCATCTCGACTGCTGCGGCGAGTATTATCGCACAGCAGGAGGTCAGCCCGGATGCCTACGCCGGGGCGCGTGCTCTTGCTAAAGATATGGACATCCCGGTCTTTCTCGCTGAGCAAGACCCTAAGCGCGCCCGGTCTATGGCGTTGGCGAAACAAGCCCAAGACTTTGTTTCCCAGAACCCTAACGTCAGCAACTTCCTGCGCAACCCCGAGAACGCCAAGCTCGTACATGATGATCTTGTAGCTCTGCGCAGGGTTGGTGAACTGCTCAGCTCTTTTAAGCGACAAGAGCAAGCCAAAGGTATTTTGGAAACGGCCGGTGGTATGGCGGCTGCCATCCCTAAAAGTTTTCAGGCAGGCGGTGCCGACATTGCGCGAACATATGTGGAGACAGGCGCGGCAGACGCGCTAGCTCGCATGGAGGTGGGGCAGGCCGCCGCTGCGCAGCAATCCAGCAACGCTTTCTGGAAATTGTTTGGCGTTGACTTTGACACCCCCGCCATCAACGTCGAAGACTTCCGTGTAGACCCGGAAGGCGAGTTCGCTAAGAGCCTTGCCGAAACCTCCGATAAGTACGCAGACGAATTAGCGTATATCAGAGAAAAGACGACGAGCGGATTCTGGACCGAGACGGCATTTGGCATCGTAACGGGCACGGCTCAAATGGTCCCTGCCGTTGCCGCGAGTGTGCTCACCGGCAGCCCCGCTGTTGGCCTCGCCATTGTAGGTACGCAAGCATTTGGGTCTAGGTACTCTGAAGCCCGCCGTCGAGGTTTCGGTATTCAAGCAGCTACGGCTGAGGCGGCGTTTTTTGCCGCTGTTGAAGTAGTCAGTGAGCGGATACCGCTGGCGTCGTTCCTAGAGGGCGGCACTGGGGTACGCGGCGTCCTCAAATCTATGGGGCTTGAGGGCTTACAGGAAGCCTTTGTTGAGTATATCAACATTGGGTATGATCTCGCGATCTTAGATCAAGACATGACTGTGCTTGAGGCTATGGAGCGCCTGTCTCAAAATGGCATAATCGGCGCAGGTGTGGGCGGCTCTATCAAAAGCGGCGTCGCGGGCATCCAGCGGGCGGCCCAAGCCATACTCCCCGATCCAAAAGCCAGCGAATACGAAGCCCGTGTTCGTGAATTAAAATCGGCTGTCGATGAGGCCAAGACCACTGCGCGCGATCCAGAGGTCATGCGCGAGGCGCTGACTGAGATGGCAGACGACGCTACGGTGCTGGTGTCAGCAGACGAGATGATCGAGCTGATGCAGGACGGCTCGCTGACTTCTGAGCAGTTGCTGGCCGCAGGGTTAGGCGAGCAGCTCACAGAAGCGATGCAGCTAAGCGGCGACGTTACAGTGCCGGTAGCGGATCTGTTGCTGCTAGACGAGAACACTTTTGATCTTATCGCACCGTCTATTCGCCGCACGATCAACTCAGATACCGCCCGCGAGGCGCAGGTTAAGCTCACCGAGCGTGAGGAGACGGTTACGCGGCTGTTGGAGGAGATGCGCAGCGCCGCCGACGAGAACCAGCAGCGACCGGTGTACGGCGAGGTGTACCGCCAGCTAGAGCAGACAGGTCGCTACTCCGAAAGCGAGATCGACCGTGTGGCTGCCCTGTTCGCGGAGAACTACGAGGCTCGCGCAGCTAACACAACCAAGACGGCTGAGGAGCTGTTCCTCGAAGACAACGTCACAATCCGCACCGGCCGCGCCGGGGAGC